CTAGCCAGCCACGCATCCGTTCTGCGGCAAAGGCTTCCTTGGCAGAGATACCTTCTGGACCAGCCGCTCGCATGACATCAGTGAGGTCGCGCCAGAAGGTTCCCTTGTTCCAGGCTGATTCGACTTTCGACCACTTCGCTGGGTTCAGGTGTTGTGGTTCAACCAACCGGAACGGGGTCTTTTGACGCAGGCCCGAAGCAGGCATGTAGGCAGTGTTGGGGTTCATATAGGCCCCGACCAGATCACCAACCTTGTCTGTCATCCTCGGCCTGGTCAGCGCCGTCATACCAGCCCGGGTTCCCTTTACCCCCCGGGTCCAAATACCACCAACCCAGGTGAGCGGATCATAGAAGATTTCCGTAGTCAGCGAGCCAACGACACCCATGACCGTTGCTGGCTTAGTGCCACGCCTCACGTCTGGAAAGAACAGATTGTGCTTGTTGTAGTATTTGCGGGAATACTCAAAGGTGTCTACACGCCCCGCATCCAGGATGCTTTGCGCTTCAACAACCTTGTCGCTGTTCATCCACGGCCCAAGGGAATCAAAAAGCTGCCGGGTATATTCGGTGTCGCCTTCCCGTCCAGCTAATGCCGCTTCTTTGGCAAGGTGTGTCCATATCCCATCTGTGCCGAATCCCGCTAGTTGACGAATCAGTTCTATTTCACGGTCATCGAATCCCATGTTGCGGACCTGGTCCATTGACGCTTGGTCAAAGGAGGTCTGTGAATGTTCAACAGCCCGCCAGGCGGTAATCAGATCCGCCGGATTCATACTCCACATGGTGCCAGCTTCGGCTGAGAAATCGACTGTTCGACCAACGCGTGCGCCTAAACGGCCAGAAGCCGCGAGGGCGTACCATGCCTTATCCAACATCAGGGCACGACCGGCCATACCCAACCCCTTGACAGCGACCTTCGTCAAGCCTTTCGCTGCATCACCCACATAGGGGATTCCACCCAAACCCCAGGCAAACCCTGGGCCAGACTCCCCCGGCAGCTTGTAACCCTGTTCGCGCAATCGTTCTTGGGCGTAGGGGGGAAGGGCGTAGAACTCCTGCTCCTGTTCAACGGGCTGGAGCGACTCAAAATAGCTTTTTGCACCCTGCATCGCTTCCGCATCGCGGCTGATGAGGTAGGTGTCAAGCATTTCGGCATCAGTCGATTCACCCATCACGAGATCCGTGAGAGCGTCCATGTCGCCACCGAATAGGCTCAGGCCGCTATCGGCAAGAAGATCAAACCGCCTATTGAGGCGAACGTCCTCAAATGACGGGCCGTAGTCGTAATCGGAACCAACAACAGGAGACTCCGGCTGCTGATAGTTGTTCCCCATGTTGGAGAATGGATTTACATATCGGCGGCCTTGTGGGGCATATATCTTAGCCACGCCCTGCTGACCTCAACAGCCCATTCAATCGAGGATTTCCTGTCGTTTGAGCCAAGCGCCGAATCAACCTGGTTGCCCTCGGTGAAGACTTCGTTGTGATCGTTGACGCTGGCTGTTCGATGCGTCGAGGTGATCCGGCCAACAACCCCAGGTCCGGACGATCATCAGGTGCCGTGAGCGGCATAACATCAGGGATCCACTGTTGGGCGACATCCAATGGAGCACCCGATTGTTTAGTGGGGCGGGCAGCTGCCACGGTTCCGTCAGGTGTCTGAGAGGTTTGGAACCCGCCTCCTGGCAGTGCGATACCTCCCTGCGCTGGGTCCTGGGCAGCAATGTTCTCGCTCTGTTCGCCATAGCCTGCGCCAGCCTCCATGCCGGGGGCTTTCGGTGTCTGCGTCTGTCGGCTTCTAGGCATTCGAACCTGCCAACAATGCTGCTCTCATCTCGGCAAGACCGGGGGGTGCGCCTTCCGGTGTTGGCGGGCCACCCATAGCGCCAGGTGGACCGGTTAGACCGGGTGCCGCCTCGGGAGCCATCGTCTGTCCTTCGCCGGGTTCCGGAGCCTCCTGAGCCTGCTGCTCACGGATCTCTTCGTCGGCTAACCGAATCGATTCGAAAATGTCGTGACCCTCTTTGCGGAACTTTTCGATAGTAGCGACATAAACAATCGGCATCGTTCCCTGCGCTGCCTGGTTCTGGATACCGGCCATAACGGCCTCTTCCAACTGCTCTTCATCGACACGGCGACCCTCCATCTCGGGGTCATCGATAAACGGATGCTTCACCCGGAAGGTGTTGAGACTGATGCCCTTCATCTGCAACAACTGCCCCAACTGGATTGTCGTACCCTGGATATCGGCACCCGGTATCGAATGCGACACCACATTGTCGAATGTCTCGAAATGCTCCTTGGGTGTGAACTCGACATGACCAGAGTCGCCTGCAAACCCGGTGAAGGTTACAAACTTCTGATCATCGAAGTAGCCCCGGTAGGTAGCGAAGATACATTCGTTCAGATACGGAAGATGAGCTTCCATTGTTTCTTGAAGTTCCTGTACGCGTGGGTCAAGAGAAGCGCCCATGAGAGCGTCAATCCCCCGACCAGTGCGAAGAGCACCATACGACTCTCCGCCGATCTGCGGGACCGTTCCCGTGGAGACTCGGGCATTACGCTCAAGACGGTCGATGGCGATGTTTGTGCCTGGGCCGGGTGCCGACCGGAGTTCTCCGATCTGTTCCGCGTCGAGCAACACGTTGACTTGGCCTTCTCGTCCATCTTTCCATTCTCCTCCGACAATCATCGGCACCTGACCGGATCGTCCGATGATGTAACGATCCGGGAAGATCGCTTTCTCTTGCGCCAGGATTTCGAGTGCCATCAACTTCGCCATCAGATCGGTCATGCCGACGATGTTGGATACGGAGGAAGCAATCTTGTCTAGCGTGATTCGGCCAGGCGTGATCACGCATGGCATCCCGGCCTTGTTGCGGTAACGCGACAACTCCAACTGTGTGGTGTGAAGCGGTTGCGCTTGCGGGTTACGGGTGTAGCGCGGCCCCATGATTCCGATAACGATGTGTTCTTCATCTATCCACTCGGCGACATCCCATAGTTCCTGGCGGGAATCCTTGTCACCTGCAACTGGGCCACCCAATTCTGTGCGTGCAGCCGGATAGTTGGCGCGTAGCCAGTCACCAGATTTGCCGTAAATGAATCCGCAGTTCCGGGGAATGTCGTAATCCTCGGCAGCCTTCGGTTCCGGGAAGACACCCAACGGATCACGAACTTCGATCTTGGGCATTCCCGTCTTGTAATCCGGGTAGACGACAATCGCTGTGGTGGCATACCCGGCGAGATGCCGGTATGCACGCCGCATCTTGACCTTGAACCTGTTCTGGTACCAAGTCGCAGCGAGAGCACGTTTCCGGATATCGGCGTATTGACGTGACCGCCTGCCGCGTTCCTTCGCTGGATCAACCGCAGGGCATCCAATAAACGGGGTGACTGACGCAGCGCGTTGCGCCACTGCGTCAATGTTTTCTGAAATCAATGCTGGTGTCAGCGGGGGAAGAACCGGTGCCTCTTCCATTGACGGAAGCGGTATGACATAATCGCCGTTGTACCGTTCCTTGATTTCCAACATGCGGGCCATCAGCGGCGATTGAAGCTCTTGTCGTTGCTGTATGATCCCGACTATCTCTTCAAATGTATACATCAGTGCCCCAATACGCGCGCAGGAGTTTTAGTTACGCTCCAAGGTAGTGCCTTGAAAGAGAATTGTGAAGAGTCCACGTCAAATGTCTGCTTTCGCTGCCGCCATAAAATCCAGATAAACCACAGGGCCATAACCTGGTCCTGTCGCAGTTTTGTTCCACGTTTCAGTGGACGCCACGCTTTGAGTTGCCGAATCAACTGATCCGCCTGGTGACGGGTAACTGAATCCCCGGCATAGGGGATCTCGATTTCCTCACGCATGAACGAAAGCGCCATTGAGGGGACGCCAATGTTCTCATCATACTTATTGATCCCAGTCAGGTGCTCTCTGACCCGGAATCCGTAGCGTTCGGTCATTTCGATCAGGCGCTCATCCCTGGACAGACCCTTCTGGAACACCATTGCTTCAATGACCACATCAGACACGGTGCTGCCGTTCTTCATGCAGCGCAGGATCGCATCCTCCACGATGCCGAGGATCTGTTCGTTACGGCTCAGCCCCACATCTTCCCTGATGAACAGGATCTTGAGCTTCCCCTCGTGTGGCGTGGCGGCGACGACACAGTTGTTGGATCCAAGCGCCGGGTCCAGGCCGATATAAACGCTGCAATCCTTAGGCGGATCGTGGAGTGTGGAACGCAGGGGATTGAGGCACTTCTGAATGGACTCGTCGGTGAAGGTCGCTGATGCGGAACTCGTGGGTTGCTGCATGTAGTTCCTGGACCATGCCTCATCCCCGACCTTTCTGCGGATTCGGTCCAACTTCTCCATTGAAAACATTTCAGGCCACAGGGGTTCAGGTTCGCCCTCGTCGTTAGTGATGATCGCTGGGAAGCGGATGACCTGGAGGATGTCCTCGTCGATCTCGTTCATTATCCGCTCATAGAAGTCATCTTCACCCACGCGGGTACCGTTGATGCTGGTGCGCCCATTTTCACCAGGACGGGTCAGCCAATCCTGGCGGAACACCTCATACATCTGTTGAGTTAGATTCAACGACACACGAGACTGGATGTCATCAACATGCAGGTGATCGGTTCGGGTACCGGCGATCTTCGAGCGCCAGCCCAGGGCCACCATCGAATAGTCACGTTCATCAAATGACTGCTTCTTGAAGACGTTGAAGTAGTCGGCCCCCCAGGTCTGAGATGTCTTACGCCCACTCGCGTTCTGCGGCACGAATGGTCCGAACTTCCCAACGAATGCAGGGAAGGGTCCATGAGGCTCCATCCGGGAACGCACACGCCCAAGGATCTTCCGGCTCATGTCCTGGCCCTCAGATCCGACAGTGATGCGGAACTCGGGGTTGGTAGCCAGCTTGTAGCAGAAGTAATCCTCGGCCAACGTAGTCTTGCCGTGCTCTGGAGGCCACAGGATCATCGTGATGTTACCGGCCTGCGTGTTTTCATACGCTTCAATAGCGCGAAGATGAAACCAGGGGGACGAGTGGCCGAAATACTGACCTCGGAAAGTCTGGAACGACCCGTCCCAATCCTGGGGCGGGCCGTCTTCTAGCGCCTGGATTCTGACCACATCCGCCTTCGCGGCGAAGTCGGGGAAACGCTGTCGCCACTTCTCATAGGCAGAACGACCAACCCCGACGGTCAGGCAGGCACGTTCGACGGTCCCGTGTTCCTTCAATGCCTCCAGGAACAGTCTACGGTTCTTCTCACCACGGTCTTTGCTAGTGTTACCGCCTGCGTATCGGCTCGTAGTGTCAGTCATGGGCCAGGGTGGTCTATGAGTGGTCGAAGATCGATTTTGTTACCACTAACTCAATCGTTTCGGCAGCAACCACAACATCGGTGCTAGCAATCTTGATTGTGTGGGTACCGATCTGCTCTAAGGAAATATCGGCATAGTAGATACCGGTGCCGCTACCTGACGTTATCGTCGGAGCAGGGCTTCTATCAGTGCCATCGGGTAGACGGTGCGTGCAGGCAGATGTCGTGGCAGTCGCCGTTCCTGCTGTCTTGAACGTAGCGGTAACCCGTACCTGGTCGCCTTTATCGTATGTAGCCATTAGACCCCTACCAATAGTGTCAAAGTGTCTTGCAGTTCTTCTGCATTGCTGCTACCAGTAATGTTTTTAATCGTAATAGTCAACTCCGGCTGCGGCACCTTATGGGTGATAATCGGCTGGCTTAGTGTCGCAACCCCACTAAACCCTCCGCTAATCATTATCGAATCGATTACAGCGGTCACCGTTGCCGAAGCAACCACACCAGCTTCAATAAACGCTTCTTCGATGAGTACCGCAGTCACGGTACCAGTACCTGTCACCGCAGCCGTTATCGGCCTTTCCCTAACAATCGCGGCAGTAGCCGCACCAGTACCCGTTACCGCAGCATCAACAAACTGTGCCGAAAAGATTGTAGCCGCAACCGTAGCCGTACCAGTAATCGCTGCTGTGAGTGAAGCACCCTCAACAATCGCTGCGGTAACTGTTGCAGCACCACCAAAAGCCCCAGTAATCATTACCGAATCGATTGCGGCGACTACTGTCCCCGTACCAGTGACCGCACCCGTAACAAACTGGCCTTGCAGCAACGCGGCAGTAGCAGTAGCCGACCCCGTGACCGCAGCAGTGATCGCATGGGTTTCAAACGAGTCGCCGCCACGGTACTGATAGTTGACACTCCGGTACTTCTCACCTTTGAGGCGGTAACCGGGTTCATACGTTGCTGTACCAGCGCCACCGTATTCGTGTTCTAAAGCGTTGTAGTCGGTGGACGACTGGTTGTATTGGATAGCCACTTACACGACCTCAACCCATGAGGTCGTGTCCTCATCCCAGACGTAAACCTTGCCGTCATCGGGCATTGGGGTCGGTGGCTGCCACGCATAGTTTCCGTCCAATGCCCACGACGGGTACGGCTGTGGTGCGGCGAAGCCTGTGCCATCCCATGTGTAGCCGATGCCTGCATAGTTCATGTGCAGCGGTGTACCGCCATTGGTGTGGACGTTGCCTCGGGTGTTGTATGAGGTTTGGACCCATGTGCCACCCAGACCTAGGTCGGAGGCTAGGAACTCTTGTCCCCGGTGTTGCTGGTCGTCGTCTACCACTAGGACTTGGGTGACTGTACCGTCTTCGATTTGTGCGAAGTGAGCCATCAGGCGACCGCATATCGGATGATTACGATGCCTGAGCCGCCTGCTCTGTAGCCGCCGCCTGAGCCGCCGCCTGTGTTCGCTGTCCCATCTGTTCCGAGAGAACCTGTCGCGTATGACGGGTAGTAACTGCCATTGCCTCCGCCGCCTGAAGCGCCGGTTCCTTGGGTAGTTGCCCAGTATTGGCTGTACTGATACGCCTGAGAGTCGCCGCCTCCGCCTCCTGCGTAGTACTGGTTGACTCCAGTTTCGTAACTGTTTTGGGAACCTACGCCGCCATCGCCGCCATCAGCATCGTCCTTGTTGGTGGCACTCCCCGCACCGCCGGTCGCTCCCGCACCGCCGCCCCCACCACAGCCGTAGTAGTGGGCCGACCAGTTCAAGCCATTGAGTGCTGACTGACCGCCAGCGCTGCCCTGCCCAGCAGTCCCACTACCGCCCAGGTAATAGTCGGCGGACACGCCGCTTGGCGATCCACCGCCGCCACCTGAGCCGCCTGCTGATCCGGCAGCCCCACTACCTCCGCCTTGCCCGCCGCCAGTAGATGTAGTTGATAATCCAGAAGAATCCGACCCGTTGTTCCCGTTGGCGCCGCCGCCCCCAACGACTATCGAATAATCACCTGCCGACACGGATGCCACCACCGTGCGATAACCGCCTGCACCCCCGCCACCTGAGAAATACCACCCGCCTCCGCCTGCACCGCCGCCACCTGCGACGATCAACACATCAACATCGCCTGCGCCCGCAGTAACAGTAAAAGTGCCCGACGCTGTGAACCTGTGCGACTTATAACCCGTGTAGGTGTTTTCTGTACCACCGGTGGCCTCTATGGGACCACCACCACCAGAACTGGCAACGACCCCGTGATCGGCTGGACGGATCACCATTAGGCCAGAGCCCCGATCAGCGACCAGGTGTCGGTCGCCGTCTTGATGAGCGTGGCCGCTGCGTACTGGCCGTCAATCTCTTTGTTGGAGTCCTTCGACTGGATCGTCACACCGGACCCCTGAGCCAGCGTGGCGTTGGCCGACCCGATGTTCTGGACGATGATCTGAGTGCCGATGGCGAAGGCCACCGACGAGTTCGGTGGGACGGTGACCGTCTGGGCCGAACCGTTCGACGAGGTGACCATCTTCCCTGCGTCAGCGAGAACAAACGTGTACGTCGTACCCGTCTGAGCATTGAACGCCAACGGGGCAACCAGACTCCCAGCAGTGATAGCACCAGTCACAGTCAACGCACCCAATGTGCCCACTGAAGTGATCGCTGCCTGAGCGGCACCAGTCACAGTCGCGGCAGTACCGGAAGCGTTACCGGTGATGTTGATTGCTGGGCTAGTCGTCCAGGCAGTCGTAGATGCACCGGTACCAACCAGGATCGCGCCAGATGTAGCATTCGAATCAGTCAGGCCCAACTTGGTTTCTACCGCAATCAACGCACCCGAATGGTTAGTGTGAATCGTCGCGTGTTCGTACCCGGCTGCGTCAAGATCCGTCGTAGGGGACGGTGACGGCTGCTGGGTAGCAGTATCCAATGCTGCGGGGTATGCGGTAGCCATACTTACTCCTCTATCTCAATCCATGAGAGTGTCGCTTCATCCCAGTAGTAGGGCGTGCCGTCGTCGGGATACGGGGTCGGTGGCTGCCAGACGAAGTTCTCATCCAGCGCCCATGACGGGTGCGGCGCTAGGGGGTAGAAGGCGTCAGCGTCAGCGTCGTAGGTGCCCCCTTGCGACGCCGAGTTGTACCGCAGAGCCGTTTCACCGTCTGGTTCGCCGTCTGACCCGTAGTGGACACCTCCACGGGTGCCTTTCGTCGTCTGAATCCAAGTCCCACCGAGGTCGAGGTCGTCGGCTAGGAACTCCTGCCCACGGGGTGCATCGTCGTCGGAAACGACGAGACACGCGACAACGGTATTGGTTGCGTCTACCTGTGCGAAATGGGCCATCAGATCCTCACCATTCGTAGGGGTAGCGGATGACTACAACCCCATCTCCGCCGTCGAACGCTGCGGTGGTGCCTCCCGTGTCTTTGCTGTAACCGCCAGAGCCACCGCCGCCGCCGAGGCCGTCGGTGCCCGCCGTCCCAGAAACGATGGCGCTAGACACCCACCCGCTGCCGTTGCCGCCGCCACCTGAGCCACCTGAGCCTGCGTAGATGTTGGCGCTGCCCCAACTGCTTGCCATGCCGATCCCGCCACCGCCGCCGCTGTATGTGTCCGACGTACCATCGAAGTAGGTGTTGGCAACTCCCGCCCCGCCGGAGCCACCAGTTCCGCCGCCGGAGGACATTGAACCTGCGCTCCCTGCGGCACCGCCGCCACCACCACCACCGCCTCCGATGTAGTTGTAAGTGAAAAGGGCGATCGCCTGAGAGCCGGTGGAGCCTGCGTAACCCTCCACGGGGGAGAAGCTGCCTTGGTTGCCAGCGCCCCCCGAGTTGCCAGGTTCGGTACCGCCCCCTGAGCCACCGATTCGACCCGCAACCGAGTTGCCGCCGCCGCCGCCGCCACTGTTCGTGTATACGGAGACTTCAAGGGCGGCGGTGGTGTCGTACCCGTCCGCTCCCGCCGTCCCAGACCCGGGAGCGGTACCGCCTGTTCCGACGGTGATCGTGTAAGAGGTTGCCGTAATGGCCTGATCTGTCAATGCACGGAAGCCACCCGCTCCACCACCCCCGGCGCCGTAGTTGTGGCCGCCGCCTGAGCCGCCGCCCCCCACTATGAGAACGTCAACCAGACCAGCGCCAGCACCAGAGACCACGAAAGTTCCCGTGGACGTGAACTTGTGGGAGCGGTACTTGGTGGCGCTCTCAGTGTAGTCAGTGACGGTGCCGCCAGTCGCGTCGATGCCGCTGGCGGCACCAG